TTCCTTCAACCTATTTCTTTGCCTCAGCGGTCTGAATTGATCCGAAAAATTGCATGATACCCGAAGGCATGAAGCCGTTTTCAAACTTGCTTGTATTAAATCTTTGAATCCTGTATTCCATTTCAGCCCACATTTTCGCGCCAATCCACTCAGGTAAACCGAAGTAAAAATAGCCTGCCGCGTATTGCTTAACATGGATAACGCTTCTTTGTGTTCCGTCCTCAAATTTCTTAAAATCTGGGTACATTGGTACCTCCCGAAATCCTTCGCTTTCGTAAAATACGCCGTCGGTTGTAAGTGGCACTTCTTCCCAGTTGTCGTAAATGCCAACCGATTTTATAATCTGATCCGCTTCCGCTTTTCGAATACCAATGTTATACACGGGTACATGATAAATATAAGTGAATGGCTCGCTGCCTACTTTGCCTTTAACAATTTCACAAAAGCTATTTCCAAAAGCATCATAGTCAAAAGCAAGTTGAGCCAAAACCTCCTGAAGATTTTGACCATGTAAATTAACCTGTGAAATAACATCCTCAATTTCATTTAAAGAATCGTCGGTGATTACCTCACCCTTCATGGAAGTGGTAAGCAATGTATTTGCTTTGCCTTTCATGGGAATGAAGCCGTCACCGACGACCATGTTTGTTTTATCTTCGATTATCCTTCGTAACGTCGGCGAATTATTTACAATGGCTATAAGGCTCTTTAAAAAGTCGTCTTTTTGCGTAAAGAACCGCACCCATTTTGCCCCCGTGAAATCAAGCCTCTCCCGTGACGGCTCATTAAAAATATCTTCCTTTACCAGCATGGTATTGGAAGTATCTAAAGTAACGGAAGCAAGTAAAGGGCTTTGATTCCTTTTACTTACCCTGTTGTTCCGATTCGGGACTGCCTGTATTTTCTTTAATTGTTGGCTCATAGCTTTTTTTCTCAGGGGTATAAATGACGTGTTGCCCAACGTCCTGAGGGCTTGATTTATACCAAGCCCTCAATTCGTTTTGTGAAAGTTCGCCGATAGTTTTTCGAATGATTCCAGCTTTGCCCGAAAGGTCTGCCCCAACGTAAAGCATTTGTTTGCTTTTATCTCTAACTATCATATTCAAATTAATCTAAGGCGTTCATCACTGTTTCGCCGTTAACGATAAACCTCGCTTTGTTCGTGGTTCTGCAAGTAATGGTAAGCGTTTCTTGATTTGAATCGGTAAACAATGCACCCGATAAACCTTCGGCACTTGTTAACCTTGCAACCCTTTTCTTACCGCCAACCAGTTCAACGCCCCAAATCCAATAGTTGCCCGTGTTTTCCACGTGTACACAAACCAAGCCGCACGCCTGATTTGCCATGTCTTGAATAAGGTTTCTTAATTCCTGATCGCGGCAATTAATGACACCTGTCAAACTTTGCTCAATCGATACCGATAAAGTGTCAGGGTCTTGCGTTACCGTTTCTGTAAATGCCCCTGAGTTATCCCTAAACTCAATTTCGTAAAATACGCCAGCCGTGGAGGTCATGGCTATTGCCGTGGTTGCTCCTGAGGCGTTGTTGGTAACGCTTGCGACTTGGTTAGCATTGGCAATGTAAAGTTTGCCAATACCACCTGCGCACGTTCCGTTAATACACTCATTAAGCCAACCGCTTGTTATTGCGCTCATTCGTTTTTGATTAGTAGCCTAAGCTAATTAATGAATGGTGAATATAATTCACGCCCATTTTAAAGCGTGCCTTGATATACACCTTTTCGTCCTTCTGGTCATACCAAAGTTCCAAAGCCGTTTCAGGGCTTAACACGTCGGTTGCAAGTACCTTGTTTTGAGGCGTGGTATATTCAACGTAATGCGGCTTTGTTGTTCCAAGTGACGTTGCGATGTCGTCCCAACGGAATTGAGGAATTACGGGTACACCACGGAAGGTAAATTGTTCAACGCCGTTGATTAACTGCAATAAACCATAGTCACCGCCACCGCCGTTTTCAATGTCTTCTCTTAATTGAGAATAAACGCTTTGCGTAACATTGAACACCTTTTGGTTAGCAGGTAAACCTTTTAACTGTAAAGGCGCTTGGTCATACACCGCGCGAAGGATACCAAAACCATCACCCGCGCCAAGGTCTGCGCCTGAGCCCGTGTTTGCGCGTGGTACTAAATCGTCCGCAACCAACTGAGGATAATAAACAGTCCAAAAACCGTCTAATGAATCAAAGTTAGGGTTATTGCTTGACTGGTCGCCAAAGTAAGAAAGACGGGTAATGTCATTTCTAATCGCCTGTTGTGTACGGGTCAATAAAATGTTTTCAATCAATGTTCCCGAAACATCTGGAAGCCTTGTACCTGTTTTTAATAACTCTTCAAAAACGGTATCCTCGAACTCATCCCAACACATTTCAAGATCCACTTTCATTTTTTCAACGTCAATGGTGCGCTGATAAATGTCAGCCGAGCCAACGGGATTAAATCCGCAGCCTGAGTATTTACGTACAATGTTTTCCAACTGTTGTACGAAAACCATTTTCTTTTTATTTGCAACGTTTCCAAGTACACGGAATTGTCCGCGTAAATCGTCGTCAAAGAAAACTGGCTCTAAAAAAATGTTATTTGCCTCCGTGCCTCTGAAGGACACATCTAATTGGCTTATTTCAACTAATGCCATTTGTTTTTAATTTTAAAGATTTGGATAAGAAATGGTTGCAGACGTATTTGTTAAAACAAAAGCATCCTCGATACCAAATGAAAACTCTGTTTTTGCGCCTGCGGTTGTTGCCACTGCAAATAATACTTTCCAATCATTACCCGCGTTTAACGCCGAGGTATTGATTTGTAAAATTGCGGTTGGTGCTGAGGATTGCCAGTTGGCGTATGCCTCGTTACCTGATTCATCCATTACGGTAACCTTGTAAAAATCGCTTGCACTTGTTACACCTGTCAACGGTGCAAAGTTCAAACGCTTTCCAGCCGAGGAAGTGCCATAAGTGAAGGAAACGGGAATGCGATCCTCAAAGGTATCGATGCCGTATAATTGCTCCGCGTTTATCCCTTGCGCGTTGGCATACGGGTTAGTGCGGTTTAAACTGTTTTGCCCGACGTATGTATTTGAATCGAGAAAACCATTAACGTTTGCTGTTGCCATTATCTTTGTGAGATTTTAGATTGAACTAATGAAGCGAAAGAATCAAAGTAACTCGATTTCGCTTTTGTTTCCTGAACCTTTTCGTTTGCTGAGCCACCCGAAGGAAGTCCAACGCCTTTTTTAACTTGCGCCCTGAGTGCGACTAATTCGTTGCCCAATGTTTCCAAAACCGATTCAATTTCAGTAATCGAGTTCTTTTGTTCTTCGGTCTTTTTGTACATTGATTCCATTTCCTCTTTTTGCTTTGAGTGCATCGATTCCATTTCATCGGGTGACAAAACAAAGTAACCTTTTTCTTTGAGCATGGAAATAGCAACTTCCACCTCATCGTTTTTTGGCTCTTCCTCAACTACTTTTTCCTCCTCAATAACATTTTCCACGGCGGGAGTTTCATCTATGCTATTAAGAAGGCTCTTGATTTTTTCTAAAATAGAACTACCCATTTCATCTTCTTTTTTTGTATTGTTTAATAATGCGGCTGGTACATTCAAGAATTTGTTTAGGCTATTTTGCAACGGTAACATATCAATGTTTTTTTCGCCAACTTTAACAATTTCATCAATGAAGCCAAATTCTAATGCTTCCTGAGCGGTCAGCCATGTTTCGGCTGCCATCATATTGGTAATAATTTCTTTTAGGTTCTTTTGGTCTCCTTTGCGTTTAATAACCGAAGCCGTGTAAATGTCAAGTAACTTTGCCTCCATTTTGTCCAATAATTCAGCCGTTGCCTCAAGTTCGTCGGCGTTACCCATCGTATAACTCCAAGGTCGGTGAATCATCATGAAAGCATTTTCAGTCATCTTAACTTTATCCGCTGCCAACAGTACAACCGTTGCAATGCTTGCTACCAAGCCGATTCCTGTTGCCGTGGTTTCTTCGGGATAATTTGCCACTAAATCAGCAATACCCATGCCTTCGGTGACGCTGCCACCGCCTGAGGATATTGTTAAATTAATTGGCTGCCCGTTCGCCTGGTTAATTTTGGTTCTTACTGAGTTGTAAGAATTAACCGATTCCGAAATTTCCCCTAAAATATCTATACTTACTTTTGCCATGTTTTTTGCTTTGTCCTTTTGTATCGCTTTGTACTTTGCCTCAGCCCAAACCCTCATGGCACTGCCACCCCATGCGTCGTACATTACTGAGCCGCAAATTTCAGAACCATCTTCATCAAAGTATTTCCCTTGGTCATACGTTTCCGCGCGGCTTAAAAATGAATAGGTGCGTTGAACAGTTTCTTCCGACAATCCCTCACCGTTGGCGATTTGATTCGCCCGTTGCCAGCCAACAAGCGTACCGCAATCCGAACCATTCTTTTCTTTGTGGTCGAGTGCGCGTCGTGCGTTGTTCTTTGCAGCATCTGGATAATCGGCGTATGTCATAAAATAAAAATAATTTATTTACAAAATTACTCGGTCTTCTTTTTATCTTTTCTTTTTTGCTTGATTTGAAAACCAAACCGCTCAGGGTGTTGAACCATGTTATAAACGTGTTTCTTAGAAATACCCGTGCGTATGCTTATTTCCATCATGGCATCCATTTTTGAATCATTTGAATAAAGGCTATTTGGGTAAAGGTGCATGACCATATATTTCGCCACCGTCTTTTCCTTCACCACGTCGGTTTTAACGAGGAAGGAAATAAGGTGAAAAAAGCTGGGAGTAATGCCTTCCTTTTGGCAAAATGCACTGTATTTATTCAAGATTTCATGGGTAAAATCCTGCAATAAATCCTCGTTAATCATTTCAAATTCATCCATTTTCGTTCCAATATTGTACTATTTGCCTCATTTTACCAACTACTTTTGTCCGACACGCGGGACAATTTCGCCGCTCAGGCTCGTAATG